GCTGCTCTTCTATTAGATGCTTCTGTTATAGCCATAAGATGGTCCTAAGTGAATAAATAGTTATTTAAATTTTATATTATTTATGGTGTATAAAGAAACTTATAAAGGTAGATACAAAGTATCATATCCTAAAAAATACAAAGGTGATTTGACAGAAATAGTTTATAGATCATCTTGGGAACTTAAATTTATGAAGTGGTGCGATCACAACAAGAATGTTCTTGAATGGGGATCTGAAACTACAATCATTCCATATCGATCACCTGTTGATAACAAGTTACACAGATATTTTGTTGATTTTTATATAAAAGTAAAAAATAAAGATGGTAACATTAACAAATATTTAGTTGAAATAAAACCTGAAAAGTTTACTAAACCACCTGCTATACCCAAAAAGAAAACTAAAAGGTTTATACAAGAAGTATTTACATATGGCACTAATCAAGCAAAATGGAAACAAGCAAATGAATTTTGTTTAGATAGAGGTTGGGAGTTTTTAGTTTTAACAGAAAAGGATCTTGGCATTGAGCAATATGGATGATATTTTTACTAAAATTAAATCTGCAGAAGGATATAATAATGATGTATCTTCTAGGTGGTATGCCAGTGAAATAAGAAAACTTGGAAGAATCAATCCAATGAACTTAGTTAAAAAAGGTGACTTAAAATCAGTAATATTTCCAGGATTTATGTATTTGTTTTCTTATATGCCAAGAGATAAATCTGAACTACCATATTATGATTTGTTTCCATTAGTAATCCCATTTAGAAGAGTTGAAGATGGTTTTTATGGTATAAACTTTCATTATATGCCATATAAATTAAGAATCTTGATGTTAAAACAATTAAATAGATATGCGTCAGATAAAAAGATGACTGAAAAAACTAGATTAAGATTTAATTACGAAACATTAGAATCAGCTAGAAGATTAAGACCTGCTAAAAATGCTGTGAAGAAATATCTATATTCTAATATTAGAACAAGGTTAAGAAAGATACCATCTTCTGATTGGATAATAGCTTCACAGTTACCTGTACAAATTTTTAGAAAGATGAAAATGGAACAAGTCTGGATTAAAGAAAGAAGGAAAATGTTAGCATGAGTATAGGTTCACAATCAAACTTTAGTTTGGCTAATTTTAAATCTGAAGTCCTTGGAAAAGGTCTTGCAAGAGTAAATCGTTTTGAAGTTGTGATACCAAGACCAAAGTTACTCAACCAAAGAACTGAACAAAGAGGACAAAATGGTGCTATTGTTGGAGGTGAAAGGATTGGTACTTCAACCATACCACCACAAAGAGTATCCTTGCTTTGTGAGCAAGCTGCTTTCCCATTGTACAATATCAATGTTAAGCCATATAGAATATATGGTACCCCATATCAAAGACCTGTAGTATCTGATTATGGTGGTGATGGACTACCTATGACTTTTCATCTTGATAGAGCTATGTCAGTAAAAAGATTCTTTGAAGACTGGGGTAGATTTATTATAAACAGAGATACATTTAATGTTGCATTTCAAGAACAGTATATTGTAGATATTGAAATATATCAACTTGATGAATTTAATAATAGAACTTATGGAATAAAAATACTAGAAGCATTTCCAAGAAGTCAGAATCAAGTGGAACTTAATCATAATGCAGTAAACCAAACTCATAGACTTATAGTGTTGTTCTCATATAGAAAATGGATGTATATAGATGATACAGGTCCAAGAACTATGCAAGTACCAACTGTTGAAAAACCTTTTGTAACAATGAATGCAGCTGGTGAAACAATGGAAATAAGAACTGAAACTAACCAGGGAACCACATCAGAATACCAAAGTATATAATGGAGATATAAATGGCCTTACCTAAACTTGAAACACCGACGTATGAATTAACATTACCATCAAACAATAGAAAAATAACTTATAGACCTTTCTTAGTAAAAGAACATAAGATAATGATGACATTGGCTGATGTAGATGCAAAAGAATTAAGTAGAGTAGTTTTAGAACTAATAGATGCATGTACTTTTAAAAAACTTAATGTAAAGACTCTTTCAAATTTTGATATAGAATATATCTTTTTAAATTTAAGAGCTAAATCAATTGGTGAAATAGTAAGTTTAAAAGTTAATTGTGAGTGTGGTGAAAAAATACCACATGATATTAACTTAAATGAACTTGTAATTGAAAGAGATGAAAATATTACAAATAATGTTAAATTAAGACATGAAATAGTTGTCTCACTTAGATATCCAAATTTTTATGAAATGTTAGATTTGCTAACAAATAGAGATGAAACTAATATATTCAAAGTTGTATCAAAATGTATAGATAAGATATTTTCAGGTGAAGATGTTATAAACAGAGATTCTTTTACTGATGAAGAAGCTGAAGATTTTCTGTCGCAATTTACAAAAGATGAATTCAGCAAAGTAGAAAACTTTTTTATTAAGTTACCTAAAGTAGTACAAAAAATAACTGCACATTGTGAAAAATGTGACAAACCGGTTGAGACAAGATTGGAGGGTTTACAAAATTTTTTCGCATAACTCTTTCCTGTGATGACCTAGCGAACTACTATCAATTAAATTTTTCGTTAATGCAACATCACAAATACTCATTAACAGAACTTGAAAATATGATACCATGGGAAAGAGAAATATACGTAGAATTACTGATTCAACATATTAAAAATGAAACTGAAAAACTAAATATGAAGACACAGAACCAAAAACATTTCAATGGATGATATACAAAAACAAATAGCTCTGTTAAAAACAGGAATGGATAAATCCTTCAAGAAACCAGTTTCTAAGGAGATAACTCAACCTTTAAAAAATATTGATGAAGGAATAACTAATCTAAAAGATAAAGAAACATCTGAAGAAGGTTTAACTGTAAACTTTGCAGGACTTTCAGAATCTTTAGAAAAAATAGCTGAAGGCATAACTGATCTAAACAACAATATATCAGAACTTTTAAAAGTTGAAAAGAAAGAAGGAAAAGAAACAAGAGCTGATCAAGTTGAAAGAATGCAAGATGCATTTGAAACTGAGAAAGGTGCTGCTGAAGGAGGAGGAGGACCAATTGGTGCATTAGTTGATATAATGAGAGAAAGTTTCAATGAACAAATTAAATTATTAGAAATGATTGAAAAAAATACTGCCTTAGAAGCTCAAGGTGGAGGTGGTGGTACATCATTTATACCTGGTATACCAGATGGTCCTGATAGAGATGGAAAAGGTAAAGATGGTAAAGATACCAAGGGTGGTAAAGGTAAACCAAAAGGTTTACTTGGTAGATTAGGTGGTATGGTTAAAGGTGTAGGTAAAGCTGCACTTAGGTTTGCAGGACCTTTAGCAGCTGCTGGTGTTGCTGGTATGTCAGCTTATGAAGGTGCAGGAAGAGCTGGTGAGTTCTTTGGTAAGGATCAAGAAGATGCTACTGCAACTGAAAAAACTGCAGGTGCAATAGGACAAATAGCTTCTGACTTTACATTAGGCATGGTAGATCCAAAAGAGTTTGCAATAAAGACAAAAGAGTTTTTGGATGTTATAAAGAATTTTTTTCTAGAAACTCTTCCAAGAATTTTTACAGAAGATATACCTAATTTCTTTACTGAAAAATTAGAAGAATTTAAAACAGCATTTCCAGAAGTATTCAAAGTTATTTCAGAAGACATTCCAGCATTCTTTACTCAAACTATTCCTGAAAAGCTCTCTGAAGCAAAAGATCTATTGGTAGAAAAAATAACAGCAATTAAAGATGTGATAGTTGGTACATTTGTTAGTATAGGTACTGGAATCAAAGAAGGTATTCAAGGTGCAATTGATTTTATTATGGGCATAGTTGAGAAAGTTAAAAAACTAAATCCTTTTAGTGAAGAAAATAAAGAAGCACTCAAAGAAAAAGCTGGTGAAGTATTAGACAAAGGTAAAGATGTAGCTAAAGGTTTTTTTAACAAAGCAACATTTGGATTATTTGACAAGAAAGAAGAAGGAGTTGGTCGAACAATACAAAAAGCATTGCCTGGTGAAATAGATGCAACAGGAAAAGTTACAGGAGGAGCTATTGTTGGTGGTGGAAGATTAGATAGAAAAATATCAACTGGTGAATTATCTTAAAGAATGAAAGGAATGGCTCAAGAGCATATGGATGAGGCTGCCAGATTACAATATGATGTTGATAACGTTTCCGGAGACTTACCATCTGGTATAGCTGGATCTAAGGCCAAAATGTTAAGATCAGGAGCACAAGCATTAAATGAGGCAGAAGATCAACTGCAAATGGCACAAGCAGGTTCAGATCAAAAACATGATGTAAAACAAATAGTTGTTAATAGTAATACTACCGGTGCTCAGACTACTTCTGTAGTAACTTTAAAACCAAACTCCCGGAACTCGCCCAATCCACTATCAAGTTCAGTAGCAATGGCGCAAGCCCGGAATATGGATTTTGGTGTTTACTAATCTTCGTTAGCTAACTTAGCAAAATAACTCAAAGAGTCATCTTCATCTTCTTCAACCTTTGGTTCTGCTTTCTTAGGAGCAGGAGCAGCTTGCTTAGGTTGATCTAAGTCAACATCTTCAGCTTTTCTAAGATTAGAACCTGTAGCTGTAAGAACCATTTCTAACTTCTTCTTAAGCTCATCATAGCTCTTAAAGTTCTTTGGATCTGTAAACTCAACTAAAGAATGTTGATTCTCCCACATCTTCTCTAA